GACCGCACGTCGCACGAAGTCTTCAGCGTCCGAATCGACGTCGAGTTCCCCGGCCGCACCGACTGCATGAAGGACATGGCTCGAACCGTCGAGCACGAGATGATCCACAGCGTGCGGCGCTACCTAGACCAGGGCGACGAGAACAGCGGCCACTCTCTGACCGGCGTGTTCCAGGCCTACGCCAACGACCTCGACAACAAGCTGAACGAGGAATCTCTACTGGCCGTCTGCAAGGCCGTCGACTGCAACGAGTTCAACCCCGAGGAGTAATATGGAAGACGAACAACTGGCCGAGTTCGAGACCGAGATCACAGAGAACGGTCTGGACCATCGCGAGCACATTCGCCACGTGCTGAGCCTGATCAGGGAAGTTCGGAGGCTCCGAGCCATCCTGACCGAGCTGGGAATTGAAGTGGTGCCGGAGTGAGAATCAGCGTAAAGCAGATCAACCAATTCGGCGCACTGCAGCGCCCCAGCATCGGCGGCTGCCCGCGGGCGTGGGGGTTCTCCTACCTCGACCGCATCAAGCTCGAATGGCTCGCGCCGCCGTTGGTTGACGGCATCAAGTTCCACGCCTGCATGGGCTGGCTGGTCGCATCCGACAAGATGCCGCCACCGGGGCAACTGCAGGAGAACATCGCGCTGACCGAAGCCGAAGTTCTACCCGAAGGGCACTACGGCCGTATGTGCCGCAGCGCTCTGATTCACCTCCCGCGCCGGGACTGGGCCCTGACGCCCCAAGCGAGAGCGATGGGACTCGGCTGGAAGGTCGAGGGCGAGTACCTGTTCCCCTGGAAGACGGAGCCGCACGGCGTCGTTGCAGAGATCGATCTGCGCCCCGACGTGCACAGCGACAACGTGGGGCCGATGGTCTTCATCGACTGGAAGTCGACCAGCGACAAGCGCTATGCCCTGAAGTCTCTGCAGGAGGACGTGCAGGCGAACCTGTACGCCTACGGCCTGATGCGGAACTTCGGCAAGGTGTGCGTCTCTGCTCGCTGGGTCTACGTCAACAAGAAGACCTACGAGAGCTGGCCGGTGGATCACGAGTTCAAGCTCCACGAAACGACCGAGTGGATGCATAAAAATGTTGACGCGACCATCGAACTGATTCATACCTTCAGAGACGCGAAGCTGAAAGCCCTGGACCTGCCAGGCGACATCGAAGCGTGCGGCGGAGTCGGCCGCTTCTGCGACCACAAGGATCGCTGTCTGATCGGCCCCGTTGGGGCTCTCCCCTCTCGACTCGTAACCCTGCAAGAGATCGTTCGATACAAGGAAGGAACCAAAACATGAAGCCCTCTGCATCCTGGCAATTCTCCTCGCGCGCTGCTGACATCGACGTTGGGCGCATTCTGAAGGAGGCCGGCACCGTCAAGGAAGTCGTCCGCCTGACCGTCGGCGGGAAGGTGTTCACCATCGCACCGCGAATCCTCGCCGACCGCCACGGCGTGACCTCTCAGGCGCTCGGCGTCCTGACGGTGAACACGAAGTTCGACAACACCTACAGCGACCTGCGGGTGCTCGGGCTCGACCCGACGAACACGGCCATCTGGAGCCCGAACCGCGCGCACGAGTGCCTGATCTTCGATCAGGACATCGCGAACAAGCTCGTCCGCTCTGTCGTGACCAAGGTCGAAACGTTCTAACGAGCCCGCCATGGGCAACAAGGAAAAACAACATGGGACTCAAAGACAGCTATCTGAAGGCGGCGGGGGGTGCCCCCGCTGCTGCGGCGCCGGTTACTTCGGCCTCGACTCCGACTGCCGCTCCTGCGGCGGTAGCGGCCGCGCCCGTACAGACGACGGTGGCGCCGCCCGCGGCTGGGGGTACTCGCGACCTGGCCGCGATGCGAGCGAAGCTGGCCAGCCGCCAGTCGGGCGGAGTCAATCCCCCCGAGGCGGCGGCGAGCCAGACGGAGGCTCTGTTCGAGCCTCGGACGAAGGAGGCGCCCGACGGGACGGCGGTGCCCCTTGTCGATGCCGAGCCTGTGATCGCCCCTTCGGAGTCGGTGTCGGCACCTGCCCCGGAATTGGCTGTCCTTACGCGCGGGCAGAAGGCAGCCGCGACCCGAGCCAAGAACAAGGCTGGCGCAGCTACGTCCCCGCCGGCTTCGTTGACTCCGGACGAACCCCCCGCTGCTGGCAATACTGCGGATTCACCTGCCGCGGAGTCTGTAGCGTTCTCGCTCCGTGACGTCCACACGGACGATCTCCTGGCCGAGATCTACAAGCGCGTTGCGGCGAGGTTCGCGTGAGCTCCCGGAGCAGGATGAAGGTCGGGCGCCAGCCGCTCGCCCCTCGCCCCACCATCGGACGACACCTGCGGCGCGTACTGCGCGCGGCAGCCCGACGGGAGAACGGCAGCTTCACGGCGCTTTGCCTTGCAGCTCCGGCAGATCCCGTGCTACGTAGACTCCAGCGGATGGCCGCACGGCACCACAGCACGAGGAACAGCGCACTATGAGCAGAATCAGCGACCTCCGACGGCGAGACTGGACGACGGACGACCCGTCGGCGGTCGCTGAGCTCTCGTGCGCCCTGAACGACCGGGGCATGCAGCTCCGACCGATCCAGGCCATGTCGATTCGAGAATGCCTGCAGCTGGGCGGCGTGTGGTGCGCCGCCCGCGTGGGCGCCGGCAAGACGTTGATTGCAGGGCTCCTGGCCACGCTCTACGAGGACGAACGGCCGCTCGTGTTGGTCCCGGGAGGCCACCAGGAGAAGACGGAGCACGAGTTCGCCGGCTACCGCGCGCAAGGCTGGCAGCTCTCCCACAAGATCCAGGTCGTCACGTACAACGACATCGCCCGAGACGTGGACGAGAAGCTGTTCCGCAGCTACCATCCGGGCATGCTGATCGCCGATGAAGTCGACAAGCTGCGCCGCGTGCAGCCCGGCGGCTCCGGCACGGCCGCGCGCGTGGCCCAGTGGATGGCCGCGTACCCCCGCACCCGGTTTGCCGGCATGAGCGGGACCATGTTCAAGGAAGGGCTGCGCGACTACGCGCACGTTCTGCGCTGGGCGTTGAAAGACGCCGCACCCGTCCCCGAGCTCTCCCAGGACATCGGCGCCTGGCACAAGGGCCTGAAGGGCGAGGAAGTGCACTGGAAGAAGATGCGCGCCCAGCTCGGGCTCGCCGACACGGCCGACGTCTGCCAGGGATTCCGAGAGCGCCTCTGGTGGTCGCCGGGCGTCCTGATCTCTGTCGACGTGTTCGACGGCGTGCCGCTGACCATCGAGCGCGTTTCCTTCGACGGCGGGACCTCGGAAGCCCTACTTCACCTCTACGAGACCGGCGAGACGCCCGACGGCCTCGACACCCTCTACGATCCGGCCGAAGATACGGACGCAGGCGAGCAGGGCCCGGGGACGACCTGGGCGGCCGAGCGCCAGCTGGCCCTCGGGTTCTACTATCGCCCTGACCCCGCGCCGCCCCAGGATTGGGCCAGGGCGCGTCGCTCTTACTTCCGGTGGGTACGGGCGGAGATTCTGCGCGGCGTCTTCAAAACCGAGCTCCAGGCCCGGCGTTGGGCCATCAAACACGAGTTGAAGGAGTGGCTCCGATGGGAAGCTATCCAACCTACGTTCGAGCCGCGTTTCGTGCCTGTCTGGTTGAACGGCCGAGCAGTGGAATACTGCCGGACCTGGGGCCAGGATGGCGGCATCATCTGGACCGATCACAGGGCCTTCGCCGAGCGCCTGTCTGCCGAGACCGGCTGGGCCTGGTTCGCCGGTGGGGGTCGCGATGCGGCTGGACGCATGATCGAGACGTGTACCGACCGGACCATCATCGCATCGCGGCAGGCGAACGGCACGGGCCGCAACCTGCAGCGCTGGTCGCGCGGGCTGGTCACGGCGATGCCGGGCAATGGGCGCGATGCCGAGCAGCTTCTGGGGCGTCAGCACCGAGACGGGCAGACCCGGCCGGTGGATCTGTCGGTGCTCTTTGCGTGTCGCGCGCACGCTAACGACCTGCGGAAGGTAATGTTCCTGTCCGAGCAGGAGGAAAAAGAGATGGGGCGGCGCAACAAGGTGTTGACCGCCTCCTGGCGCTGAGCTAGGTTTACTGAGCCGGGCAAGACCGGCAGAAAGCAGAGAATGAGTTATGGCACTAGATCTGAACGACCCAAAGGCGATTGACTACTCCTCGAAGACCCCGCTGTTTCCGTTTACGGCTTACGGCACCTTCAAGCTCGCACTGCTCTCGTACATCGAGAGCGGCCCCGCGGGCTCGGACACCAACAAGGGCGACAAGGAGTTCGACCTGGCCCTGGCGCGAGTGGAAGAGAGCACCGACCCGAGCATTCGGCCCGGAGACGTATACGGCTTCTTCTTCCAGACCGGCGGCGACGGGATGACCGTCAAGAGCCGGCCCTACAAGGCAGCGGCCCTTCGCGACTTCCACAAGGGCGTGCTGGGCATCGACGCCCGCGACCGTACGTTCGACGCGAACGCGGCCCGCGGCACGATGCTGACCGAGGACCTGTCGAGCGGCGAAAACGCCGTCCGCCTGAAGACCTCGAAGGGCAACGAGATCGAGGGGAAGCCGGGCGAGTTCTACCGGAACGACCTCTGGAGCGCCGCGTAACCCCCAGCTGAGCCGGGCGGGGTCCCGCGAGCCTTCGGGCACAGACGGACCCCGCCCTCCTCGGAGGACACCATGAAGAAGCCGAGCCCCCAAGCAAGCAAGCAAGCGTGGGCCCAGTATCGCGAGTGGGTGCGCGAACAGCTGAAGGACTGGGACCCAGCAGACGACCGCGGTTCCCCCACTGACTACGTCCCCCGCCACAACGGCGTGTTCGCCGAAGGAATCGAGAATGCCTCAAAGCAACATGTCGGCCCCTTCTCCACAGACGATTGAACCCCCTCTGCATCCGATCCAGCTCGTAGAGCTGTGGTGCCAGATTGCCGAGGAGGCCGGCGCCGCGGGAGCAGAGGGCCAGGCCGAAGTGCTGACGCAGTGTGCGACGGCGCTGGCGACCTGGATCAGGTACGAGGGCGTCCACGCGGTCATGTGCATGCCGCAAGCCTACTTCCGCCTGATTCACGCCGCGATGGGATACGACCCCGAGGACCAAGACCGAATCGACGACCTGCAGGAGCTGATCCAGGCTGCGGTCGCACTGAAAGGATCGACCCAATGAACCGAGATATCCCGATCACAGCAGAGTCGGACGTGCGCGAGACCCCCGATTCGCTCTACCTGCCGCTGGATGCAGAGTTCCGCTTTGATCTGGACGCCTGCGCGACTCACGCTAACGCGCGGTGCCGGCTCTACTGGACCGAGCAGGGGCTGGGTAGCAACGGCCAGATCATCGCTCCCGGCGACGGCCTGACGGGCACCTGGGAGGGCTCGCGCGTGTGGTGTAATCCTCCGTTCAGCGACATCGGCGCCTGGGTCAACAAGGCCTGGTTTGCCGGCGCTGAAGTAGTCGTGATGCTCGTCCCCGCCACCCGGACAGAGCAAGGCTGGTGGCATGAGTACGTCGAGCCGTACCGCGACCGGCCGCCATCGAACGACGGCTTGCCGACGTTGACCACGCGCTTCATTCCGGGCCGCGTGCACTTCCTAGAGAACGGCCACCCTATCTACAGGAAAAAGAAGGATGGGACCTTGTGGACGGACCCGATCAGTGGCAAGTATCAAGTGAGCAGTCCGAAGTTCGGCTGCGTCCTCCTGATCTTCAGGAAGTAACACAGAGTTTCCGAAAAGAGGCGTTATGGTAAAGTTCATGTTCCTTCAGAAGTTGTTCCTGACCAAGGCGTATCTGGCCACCCTGACGGACGAGCAGGTCGCCATCGGAGCCCTCGGCAAGCACCGAGCGCTGCCCTACCTGAACGAGCGCTGCGACCGAAACTTTGCGATGGCAAAGAAGATGCTCGCCGAGCTGCGCGCCACCGCGGAGAAGACCCAGCTCGTTGTCCCGGCCTACATCTACCGGAGCGAGTGTGCGGCCCGCACGTACGCCGAGCGCCGGCTGGGCCACTGGGTCGACCGGGCAGTCGCCGCCGAGGACGACAACGCGAAGCTGCTCGACCAGATCGACAGCCTGCGCAATGAGCGGAACGAGCTCCTGGACTGCGTCCACGATCTGGCGCAAGCTCTGAAGGCAGTCGCACCCGCAGGAGAGTAGGAACCCATGGATCCCGTCGCGCTAGACTTCGAGACTTGTTGCTTCGCGCCGGGAATGATGGCGCCCCCGATTGTGTGCGCCAGCACCTATCACCCCCAGGACGGTCTGCGCTTGTGGACCACGGAGGAGCTGCCCGGCATGTGCGAGCGGCTGTTCTCCGAGCCCGCGCCCGTCCTGGGGCACGGCTTCGCTTACGACGCCTGCTGCATGCTGGAGGAGATGCCGGAGAAGATCCGCAGGCTGCTCTGGGAGAAGTACGAGCGCGACGAGATGCGCGACTCTCTGACGACGGAGCGGATCATCGAGATCGGCACCGGCGTCCGAGGCAAGCTGGCGCTGGACGAGCTGGCGCGTCGCTACGGCATCTCGGTCCAGAAGTCGATTGTCCGGACTGACTTCGGCCGCTACTACATGCAGCCGATCACGGCGTACTCCAAGGAGCACCGGCGCTACATGGGGGGCGACGCCGCCGAGCTGTATACGTTGTTCAAACGGCAGTGGAACCGCGGCATCGTCTCCCAGCGCGACCTCGGCGACCTGATGCGGGGCGACCTGTGGCTCCGCCTGAGCTCGAACTACGGCATCCGGACGGACCCGTCGCGCGTGCACGAGCTGGAGCGCTCGACGCAGGAGGAGGTGGACGAGCTGACCTGGGTCGCCCAGTGCCTCGACGGCGACGGCGTGCCCCTGCCCGACGTGGCCCCGCTGATGCGCGGGAACATCTGGACCAAGGAGGGCGCCCCCAGCGACCCGACGAAGTGGTTCAGCCGCGACATGAAAGCCATTAAAGTGCGCGTTTCGGCTGCTTATGGCCAGAATAATATCCCCCGGACCGACAGCTGGGACGCCGGGCTCGACCGCCAGGGCCGCCAGACGGACCCCCGAGGTATCCCGGGCACAGAGGAGTTCGACCCCCTGTGGGCCATCAGCTGCAGCAAGATTGCGCTGGACGAGAGCGGCGACTTCCTGCTGGAGCAGCTCTCCCGCCTCGGCGAGCTACTGGCCGTCCGGAACAAGGACGTCAAGATGTTGAAGGGCGGAGTCTACGCCCCGATCCACACGCGCTACGGCTACGCGGCCACGACCAGGACGACCAGCTCGGCCCCGAACATTCAGAACTTCCGCAAGAAGCGCGGCATCCGAGAATGCCTCATGCCGCGCGAGGGCTGCTGCTTCATCGAGACCGACTACCCGTCGCTGGAGCTGTTCACCCTCGCCCAGGTCTGCGCCTGGAAGCTGAACCGCTTCGATCTCGTCAAGAACATGAACGAGGGCAAGGACTATCACGCCGTGATCGGTGCGGGCATCCTCGGGACGACCTACGAGGACGTGATGGCGCGCAAGTCGTCCGACCCCCGCGTGAAGGCTGCTCGCGACTGCGGGAAGTATGGGAACTATGGCTTGTGCGGGTACATGACCGACCCGGCAACCTTCGCGCTCTACGTGAACCTGGGCTCGCGCACAGACGAGAACCCGCACGGCGAGCGCTGGACCGTCCAGCAGGCTGCCGAGGTCATGGATCTGTGGAAGCGAAACGCGACTGATCCTGTCGCCTTCCTGAAGTACGTCGACACCCTGAAGAACTCGGTCGGCCTCTATGACGTCGAGATCCCTGGTACTACTATTGTGCGCCGTGGTTGCACTCGAACTGCGGCAGCGAACACGCACTTCCAAGGCCTGGGCGCGACTGTCGCGCGGCGTGCGGGCTGGCGCATCGCTCGCCGGCAGTACATCGAGCGCGACATGCCGAGCCGGACGGTCGTGTTCTGCCATGATGCGTTCTTGGCGGAATGCAAGATCGACGACCGGGACATCGTGGCGGCCATCCAGGAGGAAGAGATGGCCAACGCGCTGAACGAGATCTGCCCGGCGATGCGCATCGTCCCAGAGCTGAAGGCCCGGGGGCTGAAGAACGTCACCGTCATTGACAGCGCCGCCCAGGACCACTATTCTAAGTTTGCCAAGTCGAAGCGCGACAGCGCAGGAAGGCTAATCGTCTGCAATGTCTGACCCTATCCCCTACGTTCACGCAGCCCCCGCCCGCATCCCGCAAGAGGACGCACGGCGCAAGGGCGCTCCCATGTATCGCGGCCTGCTCGGGTACTTCCCGGCGGCCCTGTTTGAGGTCGCCGAGCACAGCCGCAAGTCGAACGACAAGCACAACCCCGGCGAGGAGATCCACTGGGCCCGCGGCAAGTCGGCAGATCACGAGGACTGCATCGTCCGCCACCTGATCGACGCCGGCAAGCGCGGGCAGAAGGATCGGAAGTATCACCTCCGAGCCCTCGCCTGGCGCGCGCTGGCGATGCTGCAGGAGGAGTGCGAGGCCGAGGGCGCCGAGCCGGGCGTGTCGTCGGTGTTCCCGGACGAGCCCGCGCCGCCGAGCCCAGCCGCTCGGAAGTTCGGCGTCTTCTTCACCGGCCTAGCAACCGACACCAAGCAGGACCCCGCGGCGCGCAGCCAGGAGTTCCCGGACGACTACGAGAGCCGCGAGGCTGCGCTGGCGGCCGTGCCGGAGTACCTGCGCGAGCAGTATAGCATCTCGGGGCTGCCATGACCCAAGTCAAAACGATCCTGGTCGACTGCGACGGCGTGCTGTCCGACATGACCGGCTCTGTCCTGGCGCTCGCGCGCCGGCAGGGCATCTACGCCACGCCGGAGGACGTCACGAGCTGGGACTATGGCCAGGCCATCGGCTGGAACGACTGGCGCTGCTTCGTCGACAAGGCCGTCGGCGGGGACGAGTTCTGCTACCGGATGCAGCCATACGACGGGGCGTTTCCCTTCCTGCGCCGCCTGGAGGCGCTGTGCGGCGTCGAGAACGTCCTGATCTGCACGAGCCCCTGGACGGGCAAGGAAGGGCCCGCCTGGGTCGAGCAAAGGCTATGCTGGCTCCGGGACGTGATGCAGATCGGGCCGAAGCGGATCATCACCTGCTCGCGCAAGGAGCTCGTGACCGGCTACCTGATCGACGACAGCCCCGAGCACCTGGCTGAGCGCCGCTACGGCGACAACCATTGGGCGCCCTGGGCCGGCTCCGAAGGATTCTGCGTTGCGCGCCCGTACAACACCGAGTACACTGGCCAGCGAGGCAGCTACAACGACTGTCTGAAGCTTCTGTTCCACTCATTCTACCGCCCGGAGCTAGCCGGCGCAGTAAGGAATCTCCCATGACCCCAGCATTCAAGGACGGGCTCGGCAACCTGATCGCGGTCGGCGACTTCATCTCGTACGTGTGGCGACACAGCTCCTCGTGCGGCTTCGCGCTCGGCAAGGTCCTGGAGCTGTGCGAGGACGGCCAGATCAAGGTCGTCGGGCTCGACTACCGCGGCAAGAAGCAGCGGCCGGCGAAGCTTCAGCGCCTCGACCGCGTGATCGTGCTGCCCTACACCCTTCTGCCGGCGGCCGCGCTGGACGAGCTGACGTCGTGAAGGCCTGCCCGTTCTGCGGCTCACGCGCTCGCGTGCAGAGCTACAAGAAGTGCTGGGCGCAGGCCTGGGCCCGGGTCATGTGCACCGAGAAGGCGTGCGCAGCCCGCGGCCCGACGGTGCGCGCCCACATCAAGAACGACGGCGACGCCTACGACGCCCTGCGCGCTGAAGCCGTGCGAGCGTGGGAGGCCCGCCAGTGATGCTCATGGCCTGCGACCAGAGCGTCCGGGGGTTCGCCTACGCGGCCGCCCCCACTTTCTGGAAAGGGGACTGGAGCAAGGTCTTCTACGGCCGGATCGATGGCGGGCAGCTCTCGCGCGCGGCGTCCAACAAGGACCACGTCCTGCGACAGATGCGCATCTTCGACCGGGTGGACGAGTGGATCGCGATGGTCGACCCGTCGCTGATCGGCTTCGAGTCCTACGCCTTCTCTCGCCGCCCCGACGTGGACGTGGTAGAATTAGTAGGGATGATCAAGCGGCATGCGTTCCAGCTCCTGAAGGAGACGGTGACGATCAACCAGTCGTCCGCCCGCAAGCTGCTGCTGGGCAAGGTGCCTCGGAAGGGTGACGAAGCGAAAGCGCAAGTTCGCTCTTGCTTTCAGGCGGCAGGCATGCCAGAAGATCTGAACACGCTCGATCACACGGATGCCCTGTGCGTCCTAAACTTCATGATGTCCGAACACGGAGGTCTCTGCTTTGGCCAAAAGTAAACGCGCGCTGCTGTTCCCCGACCTGCACGCCCCCTATCACGACGAGAGGGCTTTCAGCTGTGCGCTGGCGGCCGTGAAGATCTGGCGACCCGAGGTCGTGATCGTGCTCGGCGACTTCGCCGACTTCTACAAGGTCTCCAGCTTCAATCTGGACCCGCGCCGCAAGCTCTCGTTCGCTGACGAGATCCGCATCGCTCGGAAGTGCCGCGCTCGGCTCGACGCTGCGTGCAAGACTGCCGGATGCCGCGACAAGCGGTTCCTGCAGGGCAACCACGAGGTCAGGCTGGACACCTACCTCTCGAAGCGAGCGCCCGAGATGGTCGAGGTCCTGGACGAGCAGGGCGTGGACTGGCAGGGCCTCCTACAGCTCGACCAGAGCGGCTGGGCCGTCACCCCCTACAAGCGCTCGATCCAGCTCGGGAAGCTGCGCATCAGCCACGACGTGGGGCGCGCGGGCGTCTACAGCGCTCGCCAGTCGCAGCTCGACATGGGCTGCTCGGTGGCCTTCGGGCACACCCACCGGCTTGCCGCGCACTACCAGGGAACCATCGACGGCCCGCGGCACGTTGGCCTGACCTGCGGCTGGCTGGGCGACCCGGAGTTCATTGACTACAACCACCGCGACCGCGTGCAGCGCGATTCGATCCACGGCTTTTGCACCGTCCACGTCTTGCCAGATGGCGAGTTCTGGGCTAACCTGATCCCTATCATCGACGGCCGCTGCATCGTTGACGGCCAACTAATCAAAGGGTAATGAACATGGCTACTGTGAACCTGACCGTTGAAGTTCCGGACGACGAAGTTGCGCAATTCCGGCGCGAGCTGGTGGATCTCTGCTTCGACTTCGGACTGCCCGTGGACGACGAAGACGAGTTCGAGGAGGACGACACCGACCCCTGCATCGAGCTCCCGCCCGCGCACAGCGCCGAGGAGGAGGCCAACCTGCGGGAGTTCCTCGAAGGCCTCTGCATTGTCGTCGTAGTCGACGGCTGAAGACCGGGCGCTGAGAGTACAACTGCGCCGACCGCTGGCGGCCGCCGGCAACTGGTAAGTCAAGACCTCTCTCGTGGCGGGTGCGAAAAGCCCGCCCCCTACTACCGCCGCAAGGCCTCCCGCTTCCGTTGCTCGCGCGCCTCCCGCTCCTTCTCTGCCAGGCTCGCGATTCGCTCCTCGGACATCGGGACGTAGGTTTCGATCACGCCGTAGCCGAAAGCGTCGGCCGCGTGGTCTTCCTTCTGCTGGTGGTCGTCCCGGTCGTCGTTCCAGACTAGGCGCCCGAGCTCAGCCCCGAGGCACGCCGCGCCCTCGTAGACGAAGATATGACCAATCCCGAACAGATCATTGATCGTGTGGATGCGTGGGCGCTTGTTGCCGAGCGCGTTCTTCTGCGCTGCCAGCATGGGCACGCCGAACTGACTCGCGAAGCTTTCGACGACCTGCTTGCTCGCGCCGCCGCCGCTGTCGCCTACGACAGTCCCGACGCTGTAGGTCGTGCGCAATTCCTTGATGCGCTCCGCCAGCTTGGGCAGCTTCCAGTGCTGTCGCTTTTCGGCGTAGAGAACGTGAACCCGTTCGCCGCGTACCACGCGCGTCGAGCCGTCCTCCTGCTCGTACGTCTCCTCGAAGTCGCACAGTCGTAGAACGACGATGGCCGTGTGATCTTCCCAGCCGAAGTCGACCGCCATGATCGTGCGCCCGAGCCACGGTGCGGAGCTGTCCGGGAGCAGGATGCCGGCGTAGTTGCCGTAGCACTTGAGCTCGGAGGGCAGACACCACTGGGCCAAGACCTCGCGCCGGAACCGAGAGTCGTCCCGGCTGAGATAGAGCCGGTTCTTCAGGTCTTCCTCGATGCTGTTTTCGGCCTTGCTCTTGCCGTTCGCCTCCAGCACCTGGAAAACGGGGTTGTCGTAGATCAGGCCGAAGTGCCGGCTCGCGCCGTACATGTTCCGGCCAGTGACGGCGTCCGTCTGGGTGGTGCACTGCCACCAGAAGTCGGGCTCTGGGTCGCTCGGGTCGCCCGGGATAGGACCTGGCGTGCCGGCGAGCGTACATCCGGACCCCGGCATCCCGCGATAGCGCCGCATGGCCTCCCAGGCGCAGGAAAGGACCCCCTCCTTCAGGACCTTCGACTTGGGGACGCCGCATTCGTCGAAGTACGCCGCGAACAGGTCCTCACCGCGCAGCTTCTGGACCTCGGCCTCGTTGGACATGCCCATGATGCGGATCGCCCCGCCGTTGGGCAGGGTGATCCGCTTGTGCATGCCGTTCCAATCCCACGCCAGCCCACAGTCGCGCTGGAGCTGGCGGAAGATCGGCAGGAGAATCTCCTCACCTCGGCTGATGGTCGGAGCGACGTAGGCCTGGACGGTCCCAGGCCTCGCGTGTTCAATCATCCGGGTCGCTAGGGCGTCCGTCTTCCCATGTCGACGACCCGCTAGGTACGTGATCAGCGCCGCTCGGTCCCGGATGTAGGCCGTCTGGAGCGGGGTAGCTCGCTGGATCAGGCGCGGGCTGCTCGTCGCCTTCTCCTTGCGTGAGAAGAGGAATCTCTTTGCTGCTAGCGAATGCATTGATCAGGTCCTCGGCGATGTCGTCGTTCGGGGCAATCTCCCAGGCGCTCTCGTTGGCCTGCTTCTCCAGCCGCTCGATGGCCCAGGCGGCCGGAAGGACGTCCTCCTCGGTCTCCTCGGTGTCGCCGCCCGGCTTGGTCACCGTCTTGCGCTTCGTGCCGCCGTTGGCCGCCGACTCGATGCGCAGCTGGTTCTCCGCCGCCTTCTCGGCCCTGATCTCGGCGATGCGCCAGGCCAGCTCGGCCGCGTAGGGGTCGGGGCAGTCGTACGTCTGGCCGAGCGCGTACCAGTAGAGCAGATCGGCCGGATAGATGTTGCACGCCTTGGCGACCTTCTTCAGGTCGTTCGGCAGCTTCTCCACCCACCGGCAGATCTGGTCTACGCGGCGCTGGGTCAGGAGACCGGAGCGTCGCCGGTTCACGGCTCAGTCCTCCAGCGCGAATTGGCAGTCTTCCGAGGGCGTGAGCCGGTAGAAGATGCCGAAGCGGCGGAAGCGGCAGCTCGTGATGGGGTTCAAGCAGATCAGGTCGCCCTTGCGCTGCTTCGGCGTCCAGCGGACCGGCTTGGTGTGCACGAAAGGTTCCTCCCGGACCCCTTCCTTGCGCTCGCCCCAACGTTGCGTACCCTTGGTACGCTTGAAGGTGCCGCCGCCCGCGTCCAGGCAGCGCTCCAGCACGACCCGAACGATGCCGTCCGAGCCGCCGTCCACCGGCATGCCGTCCGACAGCATGTCCTCGGGAAGCAGGAGCCCGCCGTACATGTGGGCCTCGAACTCCTCCCGGGCTCGCTTCGTCAGCACCCAGTCATTGACCGCGCGCAGGCCTTCGTCCGGCTTGCCCAGGTTCGTGACGACTGCAGCGATGCTGCGCATCTCGGCCAGAAGGCAGATCTCCTTCTTCAGGGCCACGACCTTCGACATGCTGAACAGCGGCAGGGCCACGATGTCGCCCGGCTTCAGCGCAGTCATGTCGGGGCAGTCGGCCGTTCCTTCACCGACGGCCACGACCTCGCCGATGCAGGTCCGGTCGTGCCGCTCGCCGGTCATGACGCCAGGCCCGATCAGGGCGCTGTCCGGAGTGATGATCGTCGAGCTGTTCCAGGCCTGCTCCAGGTCCTCGCGCGGGCGTAGCGTTACGTAGCTGTTGAACGGTCGCATTACTTGCTCCTCCGAAGCTTCCGCTCCTGTGCCTGCGTCTGGCGCTTCACCAGCTCCAGCTCTCGCTCGAACTCCTGCTCCTCGGTCAGCTTCTTGGGGACGGGGCGCTTGCCCGCCAGCGGGGTCTTGTCGAGCGGCAGGCGCTTGTCGGCGGGTGCCGGCGTCTTGCCCTTCTTCTCGATCTTGCCGCCGAGCTTGGCGACGCGCGCCAGCTCCTTGTCCTTGACCTCCTGGTACGCCTCCTTCAGCGTCTTGGTGTACTTGTTCAGGGTCGGGTGCTTGCTCGCCTTGATCAGCGCCCAGATCTGGCCCGCTGCTTCGTCAGCGATGCCCGCCAGCGGGGTCGTCTTCAGCTTGCCGGCGATGGCGGAGACCTGCGTCGCCTCCTCGGCCTGCGCCTGCGCGGCGGTCTGCTGCTCGGCAACCTTGCGGTCTCGCTCGGCCAGCTCCTTGCGCAGCTTCAGCACTTCCACCTGGCCGGGGTCGAGGCCCTTCGCCGCGCGTGCCATGTTCGCGACGATGTTCTCGAACTTGTCCTCGAACATCAGCTCGATGGCCGCTCTGGCCGCCATGTGGTTGCCCTTGTGGTACTCGTTGAAGCCGGCGACGATGGGGCCGTACGTCTCCTCGGCTCCGCTCTGGAGCTTCGTGGCGTTCGTCTCCTTCTCCGCTGCGGTAGCCAGGGCCGTGTCGGCCTCGGCCTTCGCCTTGCGGGCGTTGCGCTCGGCGACGCGCGCTGCCTTGAACTGCTTGTTGTTCAGCTTGAAGATGGCCGGGTCCTTGCCAAGCTTCTCGGCCAGTCCCTTCAGATCTCCGCCGTCCAGCAGCTCGGCCAGCTCGTCCTTGAACGTCTCGACATCGGCCGAAGCTGCTGGACTCTCGTCCTCCAGCTCGTCGTCTTCCGACTCTTCGTTCTCGATCTCTTCGCTTTCGTCCTCCGACTCATCGTCGGCCGCCGGATCGCTGTCGACGTCAGCTCCCGGGGTTGCCTCTTCGGTCTCGACGTCTCCGTCGGATCCCTGGTCGGCTTCCAGCTCGGCCAGCACTGCCGCAAAGTCGGCGTCGCTGCCCGCGTCTTTTTCGATTGCCATACTACTCCGTTGGTGTCATGCTCCTGGGCATGTGGGTTGTTGCACTGATCGGGTTCTATCTGCTGTGGCGCATCGTCTGCGCCTTCACACTGGCAACCCACCCGGAGAGCTGCCAGTGTCCGAAACACGTTAGACGGGCGGGCCGCCCGCTGGCGCTGGAGGAGCTGTACCCCCTGCACCGCCGGCTGGGGCTTCCACTCCCGGGAACACAGACGCCGGGTCCACAGTCCCCGAAAGGGACGTCTGAGCCTGCGCCGAAGCCTGGTCAATGTAGGCCTGAACTTCGTCGAGGAATCGCGTGAACCACGAGAGCCGGTCGCCGGGTGCGCCCTTCGTGCGCGCAATCAGGAGGGCCTGTGCGACGGTCTTGGCCGCGCTCTGCAGATCCATCCACTGGATCGGGCCCTGGTACTTCACGGTGTCGGCGTGAAGCCACATGTCGATCTGGCGCTCCAGCCAGTTCTCCTGGGCGAGAGCGAGCTGGCTCTTGGCCTTCTCGTCGTAGTCCTGCTGGAAGCCGAGGAGCTCCGCGCCGGTGATAAGGCCGGCCTGCATCCACTCGTCCGCTCGGTCGAGACGAGCCTTCGGCGACTGCTTGTCCTCGGAGACCGGAGCAATGCTGATCGTGTAGCGCTCCAGGTCGAGGTCGAGGTCGGCCAGCTTGACCTCCTCGACGTAATCGCCCTTGGCGTAGATCCGCTTGTACTCCGGGACCTCCTCGATCATGTCTTGCAGCGCCCAGACGATCAGGCGTGCGCTGGAGCAGGTGCGCATGTCGATCAGCCGGCGCTCGTTGTCGGCGAACCGCTCGGTGAAGAGGGCCGCGACCATGTTCTCGTGCTTGCCGCTGGTCGTGCCGGTCGCGCGCTTGGCGCTCGTGTGCTGATCGCTGATGCCGGAGACGTCGTGCGCGCCCTGCTGGTGGAACAGAAGCAGGTCGACCGACTGGCTATTGAACTTCGGCGGAGCAACCACCTGGATGCCGTCGCCAAGGTTGCCGGTGCCCGTGAGCTCGACCAGCGTCCAGCCCTTAGTCTTCTCCAGGTCGCCAGGCTTGGCCGCACCCTTGCGGAACATGACCATGCCCTGCGGCGAGTTGCGCTCGGCCGCATCGACATCGGCGATGATCTGATTGATGCGCAGGCACTGGTTGTAGATGCAGCGCGTCAGGCTCACGCCCCACTTGCCGTAAAGACTGCGCTCGTAGTGCCAGAAGGCGACGGGCGGGCGGTCGCGCTTGTACTCGCGATCATCCTTCAGGATCGTTCCGTCCTTCAAAACGAACATCTCCCGGCCAAAGTTCTTCCCGCCCAGCGCTACGCGCCAGCCCTGGCACACCTTCACGCCGCGCTCGGGCTTGACGTCCCCCGTGATGTCGTTGATGCCGTCGGGCATCACGTCCTCGTTGTCCAGGATCTCGTCCTCGAAGTCGGGGAAGCGGACGATCAGCTCCTCGGTGTTGTACCAGCTCGTGCGGACCAGCGAGATGATCCGGCCATACTTCCCGGACGTCTCGACGCCGCACGTCAGGGTGTCGTCCAGCTCGCAGATGATCGCGTCTGGGCCCGGCAGGAAGAACACGCCGAACGAGCCGACGCAGGACATGGCGAGCAGAGCGCCGTGCCGGAACAGCTCGTGCAGGTTCGCGAACTGGCCCTGGGGAAGTCCGTACTCCGCGCACACGAGTCGATCCAGACGGACGGCCTTCGTGCGGGTCGTCCAGTCGCCGCCGTTGCTCATGAACTGCGGGAGCGGGCTATCCTGGGCGGTCATCTTCGACAGGCCCGTCTGCACGATGCTCCGGCAGGTGTTCCGGACGATGGGAACTTCCAGGTCCCGGAAAACTTCGTCGTTGTCGTGGACGTAGCCGCGCTCATCGAACGACGTCAGCTCGACGCCCTCGAACAGCGAAGCGAAGCACAGGGCCTCGGTTCGCCGGCCCGCATTGTCCTGGATCGCTCGGTCGCACTCAGACAGCAGCGCCTGTGCAGCCTCCTCGGGCTCCAGGCGATACCACTGATCTCGACAGCTCGTCGCGTTGTGGTAGGAGGGCATGCGTTAGGGCCCTTACGGTGCGCAGTTCCAAGTAGCCGTGACCTGGAAGCCGTTGGTCGAGCCCGCTTCGATGCTGCGAGCGGTGGAGGGCAGCGCGGTCAGGATGGCCGGACATGCAGCGCCGGCCGCGGGAATCACGAGGGTGTTGCTCGTGCCGTTGGCATCGAGCCAGATGATCGAGCCGCCGGCCGCCGGGGCCAGGTAGAAGATCTTGGCCGGAAGGTGGTTGACGCCCTGCGGATTGGCCGAGATGGGGCTGGGCGTGGCGTCGCACAGGATGACCTGCGAGCCTGCGGTGGTGAACGTGCGCGCGAGCTGGGCGGTATCCCGGTCGCTGCGAATAGAATCGAATGCCATTGGCTTTAGTATACCTCGGTTGGGCCGGCTATGCCAGCGTTATCGGATGGCCGTCGGGCCGTTGGAGAACCCTGCCGTAGCGGAAGGGGGTGCGATCACGCTCTCGCCGCCGAGAGACTGAGCGCTGGGCTGCTTGTTTCCGGCGCGCTGCTGCGCCATCAGGTTGGAGAACTGCGGACTGAACGAGCGGCCGAGAGCGGCGCCCATGTCGAACACGTTGTCGAGGTAGCGCTTCGTCTCGAAGTCTACCGTCGGGCCCGCCTGCGCGAGCGTGCGGAAGGTCTCGGCGAGCAGGCGCGAGTGCACGTCCGGGTGCACGGCCTTCAGCGCCTTGATCGCGCTCGGGCCCGCGGACATCGACGCGACGTCGCGCACGGTGTCGAGCGGGTGCCAGACGGCCTCCCACACCGGCGCGTACTGCAGGATCGCGATGTCGTCGGGCTGGTCGCCGTCCGGGTTGAACATCGACTGCCCCATGGTCGGCGGGGCGTTCTCCAGGAGGTACTGCACGCCGATCTGCATGCGCTGGATCAGCTTGGAGGCGACTTCCGGGTGTCCGGCTTCCGCCAGCGGCTGGAAAGCCTGCGAAACGCGCTCGATGAAGGCCTCCGGATCGGTCGCGAGCTTCTTCAGGTCGCCGAATTTAGCCAGATAGGCCGTCTGCAGGTCCGGATAGTCGCCCTGGAAGCGGGAAACGGCCGGCGGCAGGCGCATGATCGAGGCGTTCGGGTTCGCGAGCGCCAGCATGGCCCGCTCGGTCGTCTCTCGGCCGTGCTGGTCGAGCTCCCGAATGGCCGCCGTCTCCGCCGCAACGTGCGCGATGCCGAGCGCCCCGCCCGCCATGGCCGTTCCTGCGATGGCCTCGCCGGTCGTCTCCTTGCCGGCCTGCACGACCTTGCGCCCGGTAGCCTTCAGCCGCTCGGCGATGTCGCCCGCGCCAGCGCCCTTGAACTTGCCGGACACACGGTCGGCGTTGCGAGCTGCAATGTTCGCCTTCAGGTCGGCGATGGCCATGGCCCGAGACTCGCGACCCACCGGCGTCAGGAGATCGGCCGCGACCTTCTTCAGCCCCCGGCCAGCGATGCCGCCCACCACAGCCCCAACGGGCCCGCCGACAGCTCCGCCGATAGCCGCGCCGCCCGCGCCGCCGATGGCCTCGCCGAGTTCGTCGTGAATGCCAGCGCCCGCGCCCTTCTTCAGGATGGCCCCGTGCACGTCCTGCAGCTTCGTCAGCCGCTTGATCTCGCCGAGCGCCTCCTTCAGGTCGCCGGTGTCCTTCAGGACCTGGCCCACCGCGTCGCGCGTGCCGGGGCCGCCGATCTGCAGCTTGATCTGGCTCATGGCCTCGGTCTTGGCGATGTCGTTCTCCAGAGCGCCAATCACCTGCCGGCGCTGGCTCGGGTTCATGCCCAGCACGCGCTCGACGATATCGCCCTTCATCTGGAAGACAGGCAGCGTCCCCCACTCGGTGCGGTAGCTGCCGGCGGCGCCGGGCGCCCGCTGCATCAACTCGGACTGCCAGAGCGCGCGGGAGTTGATGATCCCGTCCTTGCCCGACCAGAGGGCGTTCTCCTCGGCCTGCTTCTGCGCCCAGTTCTTGCCCCAGATCTTGGGGTCGATCAGCTCGGCCCGCGTAGGCTCCAGCACTTCGTCGATCATCTTCACATTCGCGCGCAGCGGGTCGGAGCCCTTGGTCGCTGGGCTGCCGAACTTCTCCCGCAGGTCGTCCAGGTGGCGCTTGTAGCTGTCGACGGCGATGGCCGCATCCTCCACGTCCCCCGCGGCGAGCGTCGCCCGCAGGTTGCCCGCCTGGGCGCGCAGCGAGCGGCTGGCGGCCGGGCTCGGGGCGCTCGTGTGGCTGGTGTCGACCAGCTTGGCGGACAGAGCGTCGGCTTCGTCGGCGTACTTGTTGACGGCGTCCGAGATCAGGTCGACGTCGGCGTCCTGCATCTTCCCGAAGATGTCGGCCTTCTTGTACTGGATGGCGTGCGCCTTCTGGAACGAGCCCTCGCGCCCGAACAGGTTGTTCCCGGCCTGGTAGCCAAGATCATTCAGCTCGGAGTTGATCTGCTCGGCGTTCTGGGCGTAGTAGCGCGCCTCGGCCCGGGTCGGCGTGATGCGCTCGACCTCGGCCGCCGTCGCTGCCTTCGCCTGACCGCGCGCCAGGGTGTCTGCAGGGCCGCCGTGCAGCCCCTGAGCGACATCGGCGACTCCCTGCTCCGCCCGGCGGAAAAGCTTGCCAGCGAGGCGCCCAACGCCCAGGAATGCGGCACCCTCCATGAGGCCCTGGGCGATGTTCCCGATCTCCACGTCCCGGTCGGTCTGGGCCGCCTGGCTGAACTCCTGCGCGGCCGCTTGCGCGAGCGTCCCGGCAGCGAACGCCGCCCGCCCGCCCCATGCAGCTCCGACCAGCGGCGTAGCCGCACCGCCCGTCACAGCCTCGGCCGCGATGCTCGGGAGCAGGGTGCCTGCGACGTTCGCCGCGCCCTTCAGTATCGGGTTCTCCTGGCCGAGCACCTGGGAGCGCGCGCGACGGCCGGCGAAGTCTTGAATGTCGGTGAAGGGCAGCGACTGGACCTGGCCGAAGGTCGCGCCCGACAGCGCCTGCTCGCCGAGGCCGAGAGCCTTCTGGCTCATGCTCGACGCTGCGTGGCCTGCCCTGGCACCCTCGATCTCCTCGCGAGTCGCCGGGCGCAGGTGCGTCTGGGTGGTGCCGAGGCTGTCGTCCTGCAGCGTCACCAACTCGTTCGTCTCGGGGTCTACGTATGCGTAGCCCTCGACGCCGTCTGCAATCTTTGCGTATTCAGCCATGTTACCTTACGATGGGGGTGCGGCCGCTCTCGACCGTGTTGGGCCGGCTGCCCATGGCCTTCGCCGCGAACCGGTACTTGCCTCCGGGGTCTGCCGCGTTCATGACCTCGCGCACACGCTGCTGGAACAGCGGAATCTCGCTGTCGTTCTTGGGGAACGCGATGGCCGACAGGCGCTGCTGCGTCTCCTGGCCGTTGGGCTCGGATGCCCAGTCGGCACGGTTGAGGAGCTCCCACCGCGACTTGAGCGCATCGACGCGCGCCTGTCCGGGCGTGCGCGCGTGGCCTCGGGTGATCATGTCCTTGGTCTGGTTCCAGCCTTCGTCGAACCAGCCGACGTTGTCTGCCAGCGTGCCGTCCTTCACCAGGCTTTCGGCCTCGGAGGCGAAGTTCGACAGATCGGAGACCTTGCCCACGCGGGCGTACTCCTTCGGGTCGGTGACGTCCACGCCGCCGTATGCCGCGGTGTTCGGCACGAGCTGGTTCTGGGTGCGAGTCTGCACCTGGCGCGTGACCGTGTCCGCAGTCATCTTGGCCGCGTCGAGCTTGTTCTGGGCGACCTTCGCATCGACCTGAGCCATTACGCCGGCCGCGCCCTTCTGCACGAGATCGGCCTTCTCGAACCGAGTCTGGCTCTCGATGGTGTCGTTAACGGCCTGGTACATGCGGGCCTTCAGCTCCTTCTGAGCTGCTTCGGCGGAACCGAGCTTGCGCGTCAGCTCCCGGTAGACGGCGCTGTTCTGCGCAATCTGGTCGTTGGCGTCTTCGTCGATCATCTTCGTGATCGAGTCCAGGAACGGGTTGTTCCGAGTCATGCCGCGACCCATCATCCAGCCGCCAGCCATGGCCGCGATTGCCGAGCTGATGCCGAATAGAAGGCCGTGGTCGCCGCGGAACAGCGCCGCCCGATCAGGCTTGAACTGGGCGTTCTGCTCCAGGCGCTGGGTCGTGTCGCGCACGATCTGGTCCTGCACGTTTCGCTGGCCCCAGGCCTCGAAGTATTGGTTCACGCCTCGGCCGTAGGCGTCCGTCGCCTGCTTACGCTCCAGGTTGGCGGTGTCGGTCAGCTGCTGGACCTGGGCGTTGCCCGCCGAGGTCGCGGCCGCGTTGGCTTCGCCGGTAGCGCTCTGGATCGCAGCCTTGCTGCCCTTGTCCAGGCCCTGCGTCCCGGTCGTCTTGTCGGTGGTCGTGCTCGTCGCGTTGATCATCGACGGCTGCATCGACGCCGCGCGCGCCTTCGCCGGGTCCGGAGGAGCTGAGGACGCAGCAGCGCCGGCCGCATTGCGCGAGGTCTTCATGATCTCGGCAGGGTCGGGAGGCACAGCCGCGCCAACGCTCGTGATGTCGCCGAGCCCGTCGGCAGACTGCGGTGCCGGCTTCGGAGGAACTCCGGGAGCTGCCGGCGTGGCGAGCGGGTTGCCCGCCAGCGGGTCAGCGCTCGGCGGCTTGCTCATGTCGACAGCCAGCGGGCTCGGAGCGAGCGCACTTCCGCCCGCGGCCTGCGCCGGCTGGTCGCGCAGCTTGCCGGTCGGGTCCGGCCACTTCTGCCCCAGGTCGTCGATGAAGTCGCCGCCGTTGGGGTCGCCGTAGATCGGATTCGGAACCCAGCTCGCCATTATGCCACCGCCGCAGCGCCGAGCTGAGCCAGAGAGCCGATGATCGGGATAGCGTAATCCATGACGCCCTTCTTGGATGCGATGCTGGCGACCTTGATCTGGGCCGCGATGTTCGCATCAATGCCGTAGGTCTTGACCCAGCGGTCGAACTCCGCCTCCTGCTGCTGCGAGGAGAGCTGGCCCCAGTTGAAGTTCTGGGACGCGAGGTCGCGCGCCATCTGGCCGAGCAGCTCCTGGTTGCGCTGGTCGAGCTCCAGCTGCTGGCCCGTGAGCTGGGAAACGTTCTGAATGAGCGCGCTGGCCGCCTGCTGGTTCTGCGCCGCGACCTGGACGTCCTGGCCTCGGCCCTGAAGCGCCGTGGTCCCGACACCCTGGGCGACGCTACCAGCCGCCTGGGTGCGCTGCAGGGTCTCCGCGGTCGCAGCCTGGGCAGCAGCCGCCTGGAGCTCGGGCGCGGCGTTCTGAGCGTTGCGCAGGGCCTCCTGGACGGCACCCGGGCCGCCGGCAGCCGAGCGCGCGAGCGCCAGCTGGTTTCGCAGGACCTGAGAGCCCAGCCGCTGGGCGGTGTTCGGGCCGTTCAGCAGCTGGTCATAGACCGTGCGCTGCATGCCGATGCTGTCCTTGACGTCCCCGAGGCCTCGATCTGCCAGGCCCTGATCGATGGTGGGAGCGGGTCCCAGCGCGCCCTCGGCCTGATTCGCCGCCTGATTGGTGGCGTTGGCGTTGGTCAGAGGCGAGCCGTTCAGCCCGTTGACGGTCGCACCGAACTGATCGGTCGAGGCCTGCTGCCGGCGGGTCAGATCTGCCTGAAGCTGGCCGGTGCCCTGGCTCGTCTGAGCGTTCAGCATCCCGTTTCCGCCGCCTGCGCTGGCGTCCGGGGCGACCGTGAAGGGCGTCGAGGAGCGCTGCACAGGGCCGCCGTTCGGAATCGTCTCCGCGCCGTTGCCCGTCACGCCCTCGCCGAAGTTCTGGTAGACGGACTGCGTCCCGGTCGCGCCTACGAGCGGGACATTGTTCGCCCCGAGCGGCGTGGAGGTGACCTCCTGCATCGCGCTCCCGCCCGGGAGGACGGTGCCGTCTGCCAGGACGTGCACGCCGAAGTTGTGCGGCGTCGAGACCTGGAAGCCGCTGGCGGTTCCGCCCTGGCTGACGGGCGTGCCGTAGGCCGGGAGCTGGTTGCCGTTGGCGTCCAGGCCCTGGTTGCGAAGCCACTCAGACTTGCGCAGGCGTGCCTCCTCGATCTGCTGTGCAGAAAGAGCTGGCGCTTGCGCCGGTGCTGCAGTACCTTCCCCGAGGAAGTCTGCCTGATTCGCGTCGTATGGGTTCGTTGCCATTATCGCTGGCTCCCGGCACCCTTGCGGGTGGTGAACTCGTCAGCCTCTACTTCCAAAGATACCATATGCATGCGCATTCCGCCAGTGTCCGTTCCGTTGGACATATCAAAGCGCAGCGCGAACCTGTCGACACTGCACGTGTTTGGCTTCCAGAGAAGCGTTACGGGGTCGCCCGAGGCCAGCGCAGACCCGCTGACCGGATTGCCGAGGTCTGTGGCCGCCGAGGTGACTGCGAACGAGCCCAGGGTGGTCCAGGTCTTCCCATCGTCGAGCGAGATGAAGGCCTCGACCGTGCTGTCGCCCAGGTACGTCCCGAGGAGCCCGATCTTGGCGATGTTGCCGTTCCCCATGCCGCCGAACAGCTTGAAGTCGCCGGTCCGGGGCGAGAGGGTGGGCATCGTGCCGCCTGCGCCGATGGCTGCGTTCTCCAGGAAGGCGCGACCCGTCGTAGCGACGTAGGCCAGGCGGCCCAGGTATTCGCAGACCGTGCGCGTGGCCCCGACCCGATCAACGCTCCAGATGCCGCGCCGCAGGTCGTAGATCAGGATCACGCCGTCGTCTGCCGCCGAGTTGGTGCAGGCGAACGCCACGCGCTGGGTCGCGCTGCACAGGCAGGAGCCGACGATCACAGGGTAGGTTACCAGGGTGTCCCGCACGGGCTGTCCGACCCACGTGCACGAGCCGTCCAGGCCGAGCATGAAGATCTTATCGGTGTCGAGCTGGAAGAACGTGCCCTTGCCCGTCTCGCAGATCGAGCGCCAGTCGATGCAGCCGCCGTCGGTGAAGATGGCGCGCGGCGTGAAGAACTCGCCGTTGCCGTTGCGCTGCGGGCCCTCGCCGGGAATCTCGTAGATGCCGCTGGCCGTGAAGGCGATGTACGAATCGCCGGGGCAAGCGACGCCGGTGCAGGGCTCCGGCAGCCGGGCCTGGAACGAGAAGTTGTTCGGGCTCGCGTTCTCGATGGGTTCGCCGGGGAACGCCAGCTGCGAGAGCTGCACGAGGTAGGGGTCCGGCAGCCCGCCGAAGATCATCCGGTCTTTGCCGGCTGCGATGAAGCGGCAAGGCTGCATTGCGACGTTGGCGGTCGGCTTCTGGCTCTGGGTGTAGAGCACGGGCCGCACCTGCGACGCCGCGTCCGACAGAATGTCGTCAGCGTTCGCAACGTCAGCGTAGGTCGCCGAGCCTGCTGCGGTCGTCTCGCACACCCGGAAGAACACAGAATCGCTCGGGTTCGAGCGGTAGATCACGATCTTGCAGCTGTTCGCGTCTCCGATCAGCGAGGAGCGGCGCAGGCTGCGCGGGGTCGAGACCTGCGGGAGGACCTCGTTGTTCGCGCCCGTCAGCGTGACCGACTTGGGCGTCGAGGGCGTCGAGCGATGGATCCGGCCCTGGGTGTCCTGCCACTCGTACACCGCAACGTAGGTGTAGGTCGCCAGCAGCGTTAGAGCGCCAGCGCCGCCCGTCGCCTGGGTGAGCGACTTGATCACAGGCGTGTCGAGGAATCCCGACTCAGCCGCGACCATGCCTCGGTCGTAGTAGTAGGTAAAGCCGCCCGCGATGTAGAGCGCGCCCTGCATCTCCGCGCACTGGCGCCGAGCGTTCGAGCCGGCCTTGAACTTCACGACCTGCAGCGTGCCTCGGCCCGCGGTGCCCACCGCACTCTCGTCCACCGCGCCAGCGCAGGCCCAATAGGTGCCGGAGCCATCGGTCGCGATGCTGGAGCGGCCGTGCTTGTTCGAGCTGGAGCTGGGGTTATCGAGCTTGTCGGCGAAGCCGTAGTTCCAGCGCGCGGCCGTGTGCTGGGTCTCCTCGATCAGGCTGATGCACGTGGCGTAGACCTGGTCGGTGCCGCTCGTGTTGCCCCCGACGATCATGGTCCCGAGGCCAATCCCGACGTTGAACCGAGAGTCCAGCGCCATCGCCTGGGTCTTGCTCGCGATCCGGATGTTGCCCCCGCGCGCGTTGTTGATCAGCGTGTGCGCGGCCACGTACTCGAAGATCCCCCAGTTCGTGTCGTCGATGCCGAGAGAGCCTGCAGTCGTGCCGTGGACAGTGACGTACTGCGTCGCGTTCAGCGACTCGAAGTGCACGGAGGGCGTGCCGACGATGTTGGCCGTGACGACAGAGCCCGCCGGCCCCATGACAGTAGTCGGCCCCACGACCACGCCGGCCGAGACGTTGATGCCGTAGGTCCGCATCTCGATATTGTTGCCGTTGGTGAAGCACCAAACGACCTTGGTCCCGTCCGAGATCACGCAGCTGTTGCCGTTGCGGGCTGCTACGCTCGTGACGCTGGTCGCCGCGAAGGCGATGGTGTAGCGGCGCAGGCGCATCGTCGAATCGCTGGTGTTCGAGAACGAGATCAGCCAGTCGGTCGTGCCCCCGCCCACCGGCGTCAGATCCCAGCCGAAGGAGTCGCCGAGGATCGTCGTGATGAAGGTTGTCCCGGCACTGAAGCCGGAAGCATACGCGGTCGTGTCGAACGTGTAGCCGGTCATGCTGCCCGCGGTGTCGCGGGAGATGATCACGAACTTGTTTCCAATGGCGATGCAGCGGATGCTGTCCAGGCTGGTCGCGCGCTTGAAGGCCACGACGGTGTTGCTCGCGCAGTCGAGGACGTAGATCGACCCGGCGTTCGAGGTCGCGTCGACAGAGCAGAAGCAGAGAGCTCCGTTCGTGTAGGCGATGTCGGAGTTCGACATCACGTTCCCATAGGGCGCCTGGTACAGGATCTCCAGCTCGGTCACTGGCGAGATCAGGTGATAGTTGACGTTCGCCTGCGCTGCCCAGCCCGAGGCCGTGTAGACGAAGGGATAGTACGGGTGCCGGTCCGAGAACCCGGTGTCGAACGCCCCGAGCGCCACGAGCTGATCGTGGTAGCTGGTCAGATCGAAGATGTCGACGCCGAGGTCGCTCGGCAGGGTGTGGTTCGACAGCTGGGTGTAGACTGGCCGGACCTCGATGCGCCCGTCGCGCGTCAGACGCCCGTCAAACAGCGCGCGCAGCTCTCCCGGCTCCAGGAGCGTCCGATCTGCTCCTTCGTTCTGGCCGCCATTCAGCGGAAACTCGAAAACGCGCGTACCCATGTCTTACTCCTCCCGCGCGAGCGTGCGCTGGCCGTCCAGGTCCCGCTCGATGCGCTCGACGCGCTTGTCCAGCGCCGTTACGGTAGCTTCCAGCCGGCCGACTGCGACCCGCATCTCCACGCCACCGAGCAGGAACGCGATGGCCATAGCGATCACGATCTGGTTGACATACTTCGACATTAGCTGTACTCCTCCACGATGAATTGACCTGCGAAACCATTTGCGCCCGCCGAGTTGGCTGTGGTCGTGCCGTTCGCCTGCCCGCCCCCGCCAGCGCCAGGGCCACCGCCTGCTGCTCCATTGGAGACGGTGGTCACAGCCACGCCAGGACTGCCGCCGGTGCCCCAGGGCGTGCTGCCGCCCTTGCCGCCAGCGGCGGGGTTTGCTGCGGCAGACGGGCGAATGCCGTAGTCGCCGCGCTCGCCGGCAGTGAACCAGTCGGCGTTCGTAGCGCCGCCCCCTCCGAGCCCGCCAGACTGGATTGCGACAGTGGCGCCAGCTGCCAGCTTGATGCCGCCCGAGCCAGAGGGCAGGGTCAGCGTCACGCTGTTGTAGGCCCAGGTTGACGCGCCGCCGTTGCCGCCGTTTGCGCCCGAGCTGCCAGTGCCGGCCGCCCCGACGGTGTAGGTCGAGGTCGTGACGCCCGCGGCGATGGTGTAGACCTTCTCGCCGTACGTGCCAGACCCGCCACCAGAACCGAGCGATCCGGCCGTTACGCCGCCGCCATCCGCCCCGCCGCCCGCCCCGCCGCCCGCGACACCGCGCACGACGAAGAACCGGGCCTCCGGGTTGTGGGTGAAGGTCGCAGCCGTGCCTGTCGTCAGGACGGTGCGCGAGAGCAGCCGACCGTGGGGGCTCGTGCACAGGAAGCGCCAGCGCGAGGTCGTGTCGTCGTAGCGGAACCAGGCGCCCGACCTCGGGCCCAGCTTCATGTTGATCGAGTCGGGCAGCAGGAACTGATTCGCCGCAGTGCTGACCGTCTGATGCGTGATCGTGAGCGAGTCCACGCTGTCGATGTTCTCGATCAGCAGTAGCTCTCCGTTCGGCGTTAGGCCGTCGGGGACGACGCCGGTCAGCGTCTGGTCTCCGGTCAGCGTGACGCGGATTCCCATCACGCCGCGCGACGTGCGCGCATAGTTGTCCTGCTGCGCCGCCCAGGTGACCTGGTCCTGGCTCGGGACCCACAGCTTCGGCATCTGCGCGACGCAGCGCCAGCGGCTGTTGTTGTAGATCAGCATCACGGCATCGTTCTTGAACAGCCGCAGATCTCGAATGTCGGGCGTCCTGATCGAGGTCGTCGTGTTGCCGTTGTTCTCGATCAGCGTCACGACGTCCGAGGTCGTGGCGTCGCGCATGTGCAGGATGAACCAGAAGCCGTCAGGCTTGGCCGTGAACCCGTCGATGTTCGCGTCCGTCACGCTCTGCAGGGTGTAGACGCCCCCGCACTGCAGCGCCGAGATGTCGACCACGTTCAGGTCGCCGGCCGTCGGGGTCATGTTGACGGTACTGGTCGAGCCGGTGTAGCTGACGGCATCGGCGACGATGGTGATCGCGTTGCCGACGTTGACGTTCAGGGTGTCGCCGCTGAAGCTCAGGCCGTCGCCCGCGGTCGGGTAGCCTGCAGCTCGGTCCGTGGCCCAGCCGCCCTTGCCATTGCTGACCACGTCGATCATGCTCACGTAGCCGGCGGCCAGCGTGAAGGACGTCGCGCCGTTGATCGTCCCGGAGACCGGGCGCACACGGCACGTCCCCAGAGCTCCGTTGACGAACAGCGTGATGCGCTTGCCGAAGTTCGAGCCTACAGCAGCGGGAATCGTCACCTCCTGCCCGGCCGCGCGCGGCGCCAGATGCCGGAAGGTGCCGGCCTCGACGGCTACACGCGCGTCCACCACAGCCGGGAAGGACGGCTGCGCAACGTTCGAGTCTACGGCCTTGGAGAGGTCGGAGAGCGCCCGAGAAGTTAGGGCGTCCTGAACGGTCGGCGGAGCGACGCGGTTTGCCACGAGCTTATCCGCCCCACGGCCCGCGCCCGTTGTACGACTGGGACCGGGTCCACGTCTTGGGTCCAGCAGCGGTCGGAGCTTGCGACTTCATGCGCTCGGCGACCGTCCCCTCGTTGCCGGGGTTCAGCTGGAAGTCGATGGCCTGCATCTTCTTGGCCATGTCCTTGTCGCGGATGGCGCAGACGCGCTGCATCGCGGTCATCATGTGCCACTGCTTCCAGTCGGCGTTGTGGTAGGCGTAGACGTCGGTCGTGGCCGTAAGCGCCGTGAACTCCTGCATGCTCCAGAGCACGTAGGAGCCGCCATTCGGAATCGGCCAGATGGCGATCTGGCCAGCGACGCTCAGGTTCGCGCCCGAGGTCACGCCGCCCGAGAGCCAGCACCACTCCTCGGGGAACCCGCGCCGGTTCGGCTCGATGAAGTGGTCGCGCGTCTGCAGGAACGTCACCTCGTCCAGTCGACGCCAGCGGCCGTTGCTCAGCTTCGCGTCGACAGCCTTGATCTGGAGCACAGTGCCGGGCGTGCCGGGCGTGCCCGCGGTGCCCACGCTGATCACGGCGTAGGTCTCGCCAGCTTCGACTGCGCTGGTCGGCATCGCGGTGGTCGTCCCGCGGTTCAGGAACTGGGTGTATCCCCACTCCGTGACCTGATCGCGCATCTGGCGATAGGAGTCATTGAAGATCGGGAGCAGGTTGGCGCTCGGGTGGCGCCCGACGGCCGTACCGAGGCCCTGAAGGTCCGCCATGAAACGGAACTCGCCCTCGAAACCAGTCGTTGCCGTGCCGAGTGCCAGGGTGAACAATATTCGCGCTCCGTGAAGGTTTCTCGCAGCTTAGAACGGCATCGCCGGGGGCTGTCCGCCACCCGAACCGCTCATCCCACCCATGTTCGACATCACGCCGAGGATGGCGCGCTGCAGCGCCGCCAGCTGCTTGTCGTCGAGATCGAGCCCGGTGTCCTGCATGTCGGCCGCGAACATCGGATCGACGTCCTCGGACGGGTCCTCGGTGTTCTCGTCCGCCAGGTCTGGGTCGCCCGGCTGCTCGGTGTCGGCTTCGAGGTCGTCGTTCATGTCGAGTTCAGGGAGAGCCATGCTTTTTCCTCTTCTTGCGCCGGCTGCGGCGCTGAATGTCGTAGGCGATTGCTGCTGCCTGAGCTTTCGGCTTACCGGCCGCGACTTCTCGGCCGATGTTCTCGCCGCGCGTCGCGTTGCTGGCGCCGTACTTGAGCGGCATAGCTCTATTCTACCACGTCTTACGACGGCTGGCCAGCTGGAAGCTGGGGGTCGCAGGCGTTGAAGCTCTCGACGATGGCGTCTGCCTCGGCCTGAGTGACCTTCAGCGTCCCGAGGACCGAGCCTAGATTGACGTGGCCCGCGTACATCTCGCGCACGAGGTCGCTGGCATCGAAGACGGACCCGACAACGGGCTCCAGCGCCTTCACACGGCACTCGAACAGGTCCCCCCTGGCCTGCTGTGCCGGCGTCAGCTGCGTGCAGCCTGTGCCGTAGGAGACGCCCAGCGCGGCAAGCACGGCCAGCACGAGCGAGAGCACCGCCTTTCGGACGGCGGGAGAAGCGAACACGGCCTTGATCTTGTCGTTCATGGGAATAGGAGCCCGTTATTGTTGCGATCCGCCACGGAGCCGGGCGGGTGTTCTGTTACGGGAGCTTGGCGAGGATGCGGTCGAGCACCCCCATCAGCTTGTCCTCGCGCAGCTGACCGATGTCGCGCTGCAGAGCGTCGGCCTTCATGCCGGCCAGCTGCTTCTCGATGGAAGCGAACCGGTCCGCATTCCGGATCTCGGCGTCCTTCTGCGCGACCACGAGGTCGAACTTCGCCTGGACCGTCTCTCGCTTGCCCGCCTCGACGTCCCGGTGGACGTGCTGCGTGCGGAGGGCGCCAAACTGGGCGTCCTGGTTTCGCTCCACGCTCGCACCGGAGTGCGAGACGAGAGCCGCCTGAAAGGAATCGTCGCCGCTATCCTGGCCCGTTGCGTAGAACGGGTAGGGGGTTGCGGCCACGACGGGGTTTGAATCTGCCATACGTATACTCTCACTGTTCACGGAGAGCGCCGGCCCGCCCTCCGCAAGATGAAGGGGAACCGGCTCGGGGCTAAGTGCCACGGCGCTTTTTGCGACGGGCTCCACGCTCTCCGGGGGTCTGTTGACCCCGGAGATGTGAAACTGGCTCACGAATTAGTCGGTGACGGGCAGAGTCTGCGCGATCAGCGGGTACACGAGCACGCGCACCTGCCAGAACATGTCGATGTTCGTGATGCCGGTGATCGACAGACGGACCTTGTTGCCCGACTGCTCGACCTTGACGTCCGGAACGATCAGCGAGGAGCCGAGGAAGTCGCCGCGGGCGACGGAAACCAGGTTCCCGCCCTCCTTGGTGGCCGTCGCAGCGTCCGTGCCGAACGTGATGTCCGTCAGACCGACCAGGGGCGTAGCCCCACCCGCGACCATCGCCTTGCGGAGCAGGAGGCCCGCATCGGCGTCCGCCGTGATGTAGGCTTCCAGATCGACGCGCCGGATGGTGTTCGCCGTCAGGAAGTCGACCAGCTGATCGCTCAGGTTGAAGGTCGTAACGGTGTCGTTCGTCTCGGTCTGGCCCAGGAGCTGGAAAGTCGTGTAGCCATCGACCGCCATCTGGAGCGCCTGCGCAGCGATGCCGCCGGCAGTGATACCCGCAGCCGCCTCGGCGGTCGTGGGAGCGAAGCCCTGGCCGTCGAGGCCGAGCTTCAGGAGGGCAGCGCGCGAGAACTGTTCCAGGCGCTGGCAATAGGCCTTCACGGGCCCGGAGTTGACGAGAGCAGCAGTTAGTGCAGCCATGTTCTATTCCTTGAAAGTGCCGGGATTACGGCTGGCCCACGAGGAGCGCGATGTAGATGACCGAACCGTCGGTCGGGGTTACGGGGGTGTCGACCGTCTCGGAGGTCGTCTCGAATGCGTACGTGCCTGCGGTGGCGCTCAGGCCTTCGCAGTGAACCGACTGGCCTACGCCAGCGGCTTCAGCGTTGCGGTCAACGAGGACGTTCAGCCAGTGCGCCGTAACGCCCGGGGGGAACGTGCCGGTGAACTGACCCGCCGCGCCGATGGCGATGGTGACGCCGGGAGAGCTCGACGCCGCTTCGATCACGGGAGAGCCCGAGGTCATCACGGCCTTGATCAGGACGAGCGACAGGTCGCCCAGCTTGACCGGAGAGAAGATGTTTCGTGCAGTGTCCAGAAGTGCCATGTCTTGGTGTCCTTTAGTAAGTGACGCGGGCCGACGAATGCCGGCCCGCTATCCCATTACACAGTCGCCGAGATGTGGCAGTGCTTGAACGGTGCACCCATCACGGTCGCGATGTACGACACGGGACGGAGCTCCAGGTCGTTGGAGTTCGCCATGCGGGAAACGATGCTCCCGTCCTGGTCGACCATCTCTGCCACCGCGCCGTTAGGCGAGTGCCAGTTGATGTCGCCCTGGGCGAGGATGAAGTACCGACCGCGCGGCACCTGGGGCTCGGAGACGATCATCAGCGGGCCGTTCGCCGTCTCGCAGGTCAGGGCGGTGTAGCCGTCCTTCTGGCTGACGTCGGGGCTGCGCTGCAGCTGCGTGTGCAGCTCCTCTTCAATGCGTCCCCAGTCGGTCGGGTTCGCGTAGACGCAGTCGATCTCCGAGTTCTCGGACATGTAGCCGAGCTGCTCCCGGTGCTCGTTCACGGTGCGCTTGATGCGCGACATGCCAGAGCGGCCGGTCAGCGAGGCGTCAGCCGGGCAGAAGCCGGACAGGATCGAGTCGATGCTCCGGTCGACACCGTTCAGCGTCGAGGTCGCCACTGCCTGGGGCAGGTACGCCTGGAGCGGGGTCATGATGTCGTTCGTCCCGGGAAGGAACTCGCCCTCTCGGAAGTAGAAGTTCGTCGCAGCCCAGTTCGCCGGCTGGCCCGCGGTGCCGCCCGAGGTCGTCGAGACGGTGACGGTGCCTGCCTTCAGGTCGCGCGAGATCACGAAGCCAGTGCCGGAGCCGGCAACCAGGACGTGAGACGAGCTGGAGCCATCGTTCGCCGAGACCACGATCTGGTCGCCGGGCACGAAGTTCGAGGCCTCCTGAGCCGTCAGGCCGGAGATCACGCCAGCCGCACAAGCGCGAGCCGCAGCAACCAGCGACGTGCCGGGGTTCGCGAACCAGACGCGGACCAGCTCCGCGCCGTGCTGCTTCAGAGCCAGGTCGGTGTCGAACTGGAGAGCGCGCGCCGCAGCGTCCTTGTCCTTGCGGGAGACCGCGATGTCCTTGTGGGGGACGCGAATCGAGCCCTCGTAGGTGCCGAAGGGCACGAGCCACTGGAGCTTGCGAGAGTTCTTCTGGTTGGCCGAGATGCCCTGCGCCGTAGCCAGGTCACCAGACGAGCCGCGGTGCCCGTAGAGGACGAACCGCTTGGACACGGCTTCGCCGCCGTTGTCCTGGAAGTTGACACGCTTGAGCCAAGGGGAACCCTTGATCGACGCGGCGTGAACGCGGTCGAGCTTCATGTACCAACGGTTCAGCCAGTTGGTCGCGAAAGAGGTCAGAGCAGCAGCCATGAGATCCTACCTGTGGAATGAGACGCCGTGAGGCGTTCGGGTCTGGCCTTGGGAAGGGGCCGACAATCCCACAGGTGGCTTAGTGAAGGCGCGAGCTGAAGCGCCAGGCCACGAGAAACAAGCTCTTACATCAAGGATAGCGCGAAGCAGGCGGCCGGTCAAGAACATTCCGCGCCGGCCGAGGGTGCACCCGTCAGGTTGTCAGTCCTGACGTCCCCGGCCGGCCCGGCATACCACGGTTTTATGGCCTGGGCACCGCAGCTAAGCCCGTCTCGAAAGTTCTGAAGTCGACGCCGCCCCCACAATCGGTTCTGCGGCGCGCGACAACCCCGAAGGCACGTCGGACGCAAGCCTTGATGTCGGGGCAAGCCTCGGGGCAGCCAACGCCCAGCAACCACCCGATGCACAGGTCGCCGCCCGAGCCGATGGCCGAGAGCCCGGGAGCCTCGGACCAGACGCGCTGGTCCTGCACTTTGAACACGTGGCCGTCTGGAGTCATCACGAGCGCCACGCTGTCCTTGTCCACGTGCTCGATCAGGTCCTCGACCAGCTGGGCGCCCTTGCGGATGGCCCTGCGGACGTCCAGCGTCGAGGTAGCGTTGCCGGCAGCGGCCGCGATCAGGTGCGGGTTCTTGGCGATCTTCACGAGCGAGCCCTTGGCCCCGTCGGCCTCGGTCACGCAGCGGTCAGCTGCCATCCAGCCTTTGCCGGCAACGATGCACGTCATAGCGATTACCTCCGGCCGAGCTTGCGGCCCACGTGTCGACGGACGGCCCAGAGCCAGAACCCGACGGTCGTGTTCGTGTATTGCAGCCAGGAGACGAACTCCCAGAGCAGGAAAAGAACGAGCAGTCCAGTTGCAGCCATGCAGTGACCTTCCTTGAAGAGAAGACCCACAGCGAGCCCGGTTAGCCCCGGCGCCATGACAGTCTCCTCGGTTGTTCGACCTCCGATGCAGGCACTCTGATCGGCGCTTCGTAGGTGCCGAACGGAATGTCCGTGAACAGGCCCGAGTACATGATGTCTCGGAACTCGCGCTCCTTCTGCTTCAGCAGCATCATGAACGGCGACGCGCGCATCGACAGCTCATGCACGCGGTCGAGCGGCTTGTACCAGCGCTTCATCCAGACGTGTGTGTTGAAGTCGCTGTTCGCGCGGTCGCTCCACGGTCGCAGCTCGCAGTCGAGCCCCAGCACGTTGTAGAGCTCCCACTGCGTGGGCGGAAGCGACTCCTCGTCCAGGCTGTCGCCCGGGTCGAGCTCAGGCTTCAGACCCAGGGCCGAGCAACGGCGGGCTAGCCACGCCTCCCGCCAGACTCTTGGATGGTCCTTCGTCGAGGTCTCGGACGAGGTAGGTGAATTGGAAGAGAGCTCGGCCATCGATTCTGGTCTCCAGGTCGGGGGTTGATGGCGTCAGGCCATGAAAGCCAACGCGCGGGGGACGACGTGTAGTCATCCTAGCGCGCCCCGAGGAAGTGTGCAAGCTCTCTCGTGCGTCGAGCTGTCTGTCCGTCAACGACCGTCTTCTTGCCCTTGATCGTGACCTTGTTCCAGCGCGTGAACTCCAGCGCCGCACCGAGCTTGTCCTGGTCGTTCAGCTTGTCGAGCAGGGTCGAGGTCGCGAATGCGCCGGCACCGATGTTGAAGATCAGGCAGACCAGCGCCTCGTGCTCGCACTGACGCAGGGAGCGCGTCACGTGCCGCAGGATCGCCTCCTCGGCGACCTCGACGTCCTGGTCCAGAAGCGAGTCAGCCTGGCCGCTCGTGATGATCTGGCCTTCCTTGACGCCGCGCGTGTGCCCGTAGCCGATGGTCCAGACGCCCGCATCGTCCTGATAGGCCTTCAGCCTCAGGCCCTCGAACCCCTTCAGCATGTCCAGAGCGAAGTCGGTCAACATGGGCGTCTCCTTGGGGGCGCGATCCAGCCGTGTCTCGGGTCCCGCACCCAGCGGACTCCGTGCTCGTAGTGGAACTCGGTCACGTTGGCACCCAGCCCAGGAGTCGAACCCGGCTGCTCGGCTTTTGGAGGGCCAGCAGGCGCCTGCACCGGATAGTTGGTCGTCCCGGGCGGGCTCGAACCGCCGACCTGGCGCATATCAGGCGCCTGCTCTACCGACTGAGCTACGGGACAGAGGGGGTTGCGGTGCCGGGAGTGTGTGCCCGATCTTACGAGTGGCTCGCTTGCCACTACACCGCGCCTTCGATTGGCTGCAGGGGCAGGGCTCGAACCTGCCACCCTCACGTTAACAGCGTGCCGCTCTACCGACTGAGCTACCCTGCAATGATTGGTTCGGTCTCCTCGACTTGAACGAGGATTGGCGGGTTCAGAGCCCGGTGTCCTACCATTGGACGAAGACCGAGTGATTAGGGCGCCCGCTCCGGCAGGCCTCGGCTGCTTGGTGCTCCCTGACCGGTCGAGCTGGCAGTACGCCACCAGCGCGCAGGGAGGCGATGCATGCTGTGCATCTGCCGGAGCGAACTCGGCGCCGTTTTGCAGGCGGCGCCTAGAGTTGGGGGCACACGACGGGATTTGAACCCGTGAGCCGGGTGTACCGGCTGGCAGACTCACATTCTGCTGACATAAGCCGCTCGTCCACATGGCCCATAACCTTGAAAGTGTTGGTTTTTTAGGTGGTTTGCCAACGACCACTCGGCCATACCCGTGCCTTACAGGAAGCGGAATCAGGACTCGAACCCGACAGCCCTGGCTTATGAGGCCCGGCCGGCGCCATGCACCCGCTGAAAACGTCCCCGGTGTTTACTCACGGTCCGGGGGAACCGGCCCTCATACTTTCAGTATAGCCTAGGCAACGACGGGTTGCCAACCCTTTTCGACATCGGTGCACCAACTCGCAGTCTTGGGTGCACGTCGGTCCAGCTCGTCTCGTGCAGCCCAGGCCTGGTAGCTCTGCCAGTCGGCCTGGCTCCGGCCTTCGGCTACGCCTCGCAGCTCGTGATGCTTCAGCCCGAGGAGCTTGGGGTCCCAGCGATAGGGCGCGAGCAGGATCAGGTTGCCGCGGGCGTCGAGCTTGCGCGGGATAGCGTTCAGCCGTTCGTAGCTTCTCATGGCGGCGTCTCTCCTGCGGCGAGGATGGCGAGCGTCCAGCCGGTTGCGAAGATGGCCGCGAGCAGCAGCACACTCCAGTGGATCATGTGAAAGCCTCGGTGATGGGTGGGGGCGCGAAGGTCGCGGGCGTCCAGGTGTAGCGTCCGTGCGCGTCGCGCTTGGTCGGGAGCAGGACCTTGAACGCCTTGCGGGAGAGCAAGAACGGGGCATGGTCGGGCTCGGGCGGCGGGAGCGTGTCTCCAATGACGATGCAGGGCATAGGCTTGACCTCGTGCAGGGTGTTGCGAGCGAATCGGTTGCGCCCCCAGGTGGCCATCAGGCGGAACATCAGTGCGTCCCCTTCACGAGGCGACGGAGAGCTTCGTTCTCCAGGTGCATGATCGTTCGGTGTGCGTGGTACTCGCCCCGCAGGCCCTTGGCGATGGCGTAGTGCAGGTGGCTGGAGTTCATGGCCTGAACTCGGATGGTCTCGCCAGCGCCGGTCTGCCAGGTGGCGTCCTTGCTGGCTTCGATGCGTCCCGAGATGTACTCGAAGCGCTTCAGGTCGTGTCGAATCTGTGCGTTCGCGAGCTTCAGTCCGTCGCGCTCGATCTCTAGCTCGTGGATGCGGTTCAGGAACAGCTCCTTCTCGCCGGCTTGCTCTCGGGTCTGAATGGCTTTGGCATTACGGCCGGCCGCTCGTTGGGCTCGGGCCTTCTTGCAGGTCTCGCACTTACATACATACGTCTTGGTGTTTTTGGTCTTCATGGTCGGGGTCTCCTTGGCTTGCGCCTTCACTGAGTTGAATATGGTCTGGGTCTGTTCTGTCGTCAAGATCTGTTGTCTCTTTTTCTTCACCTCCACCGACTGGCGCCATGCCCTCCTAGACGAAAGGGAACCCCTTCCCCTTTCTCTAGGGGGCGCTGATGCGGACTGTCCGCACCCGGACAAGAGAAAACATGCCACTTCGTGCCTGTCCGCGGGGGGTCGGACAAGCAAAACGAGCGGACAGGCTGATCTGGCATGTTTTCTCTTGTCCTTTTTCTGTCCGCAGATCAGGCATGGCCGAGGCGGACAAGCTCGATCACCCGGTGCGCGGCTGCGGGCGGGACAGTGCCGGCCGCCGGGATGTAGTTGGTCCCGTGCGTACTGACGATCAGCCCGGCCTGTGCGAGCGCGCCAACGACCTGAACCGCGCGACGCTTGGTCCGGCCGGTCGTCCCAGGAGGAGCGCCGGCCGCCGTGAGCAGGTCGGCATAGCTCGCGCTCCCGAGTCGGTGGATGTGGGTCAGCATGTCGTATTGCATCTGCTGGCCGGGCGAGACCTCCAGCGTGTCGTCCTGGATGGTCTGGGCGTCAACCAGAACGATGCGCGCGCCCGTCAGGCGCCCTGAGCCATCGACATCGCGGTCCCACTGCGTGGCGAACTCCTCCGGGCCGCGTCCGTCGTGCTCCTCGACCTTGCGCCCCAGAGACCATAGGCGCGGGGCGTCCGTGATCGGCCTGCCGTCGGCGTCCTTGGCGAGATTCATGTTCCACATGGCGCCGCAGGCTGCCGCGATGGCCTGAGAGCCAAAGAACCCCGGCTTGCCCTTCGGTGAGTGCATCGCCCAGAGCCACGTGCCGCCCAGGTTCTTGCTGTACCAGAGCGGCTCTGCCGCCTCGGGGCTGTTCATGTCGAGGCCTGCAGCGATGGCGAACAGGGAGTCCAGGATCACGAGCTTGTAGCCGCCGCGCTGGGCCTCCTCGACGATGGGGGCGAGCCCAGCAGGATCGAAGGCCTGGTACTTATTGACGCACTTCAGGCGTCCAGGCCACACCTTGATCGGGAGCTCCCTGGCGTCGATGCCCATGCCTCGGGCCAACATCTGGTAGCGCCAGCGCGTGGCGTACTCGCCCGCGTCCGTCGAGACGTGGAGCACCGGCCCCTGGTCTGCGGCGAACTTCCCGAAGATCGGGCGCCCGGTAGCAACGGCGAGCGCCATCGCCTGCAGGCTCCAGGTCTTGCCGGCGTTCGGCTCGGCGACCACAGCCGCTGGGCGTCCCGGGCAGAGCTGCAGATCCTGGCACAACCACTGGATCGGCGGCAGCGGTGCCATGAGGTCGGCCCAGGTCAACCAACCGGGGGTCGCAGGCTTGGCCACTTCGGGCGCTGGGTCCGGTGCCTTCTCCAGGCGCGTATACGGCTCCAGGATGTTCCGAGGCTCGGGCCACATGGACAGCTCGGCGGCCACAGCTGGGAGCCCACGCAGGGCGTCCAGCGCCTCTAGGCTGTGGCGTTTTCCGCAGTGCTGGTGAGCGCAGACGAAGTGCCCCATCCGGTCCTCGGTGTCGTCCACGAAGGTGCCGCTCGTGTTCTTGCCGCTGTGCTCGTGCGACCAAGGGCAGGTGACGACCAGCTTCTGACCGTCCACGCGCTGAACCCGGCCGGCCGCTACGAACGCAGCCCCGACCTTGGTCGCTCGCGCGGAGCTGCCAACGTAGGTCTCG